AGGCAAAAAAAGAAAAGTAAAATCTGAATCTGATTGGAAAAAGTATTATGGGTCTTGTCCAGAACTTAAAGAAGATATCATCAAGTATGGTAGAGAGAATTTTGTTAGAGTTATTCTCTCAATACATCAAACAAAAGGCAAAACTAATTATGAGGAGACAAGGCAACTCTTTGTCAACAACGTCCTCACTGAGTCCCTTGACAACGGAGAACCAGCATTCTATAATAACAACATCTTATCGAGATATTTCAGAAAAGATTACTATGAATCAAGTTCAAATGAAGAGAATGTGTCAAACCCAAGTTGATAACATTATTGATAGGATGCATGAGTTGTGTAATGAAGGTAGAACAGATGATGCTGCTGCCTTGTATGCAGAGATTCAAGATTGGGTGGTTCAGAAAACCGACATTGAAGTTATGTCATTAGATTACATTGTAGGGCAATTTAGAGACTGCTAAATAATCACTCATTATGATTTTTATTATGAGACCTTGATAATGAATTAGAGCCCAGGAAAGTGCCCTCCGAGAGGTTGGGTGTACCCCCTTTCTATTGGGATGTAGAGTTCTATTAAATTTAATGCAAAATTTCTTTACAGTAGCCTTGCCTCTTTTGGTATCGGTTACAACCAGTTCGGCAACACTGCCTAAAATATTTCCTCCTCCCCCTGTTGGTGGACCTCCACCATTTTCTATTATTAAGGAGTTTAATACAAAGACAGCGACCAAAGAGGTTGCTCCTGAAAAGTCAAAAGATAAAAGGTTAATTTGTAAAGGGTGTAATTACCAAGAAAATGTAGTTTTGGAGTATTTCCAAAACATTGGTATTAAAGATAAAAACGCCCTTGCTGCTATTATGGGCAACATTAAACAGGAATCAAATTTTGTTTCTAATGTTTGTGAAGGTGGCAGCAAAACTTCATATCACTCCTGTTATGGTGGATATGGATTAATTCAATGGACTTCATCAAATAGATATTATGGATTAGGTAACTTTGCCAGAAGGTATGGTGGAAGTCCTTCCAGTTTAAATACGCAACTTCGTTATCTAACTAATGAAGTTCAGTGGAAGAAAATAGAAACTAGGATGAAAACTCCTGGAAAATCTATTGACAGATATATGAATTATGCTTATAATTGGATTGGTTGGGGTATTCATGGAGCAAGAACATCTTATGCTTATGAATATGCTAATCGTTTTATTTTAGTTAATGCATAGTTAAATATTGGGGAGGACGCTCCCTTTCTTATGCGAAATTAATTCAGCGGTAGAATGTCTGCCTTCCAAGCAGAACGTCAGGAGTTCGAATCTCCTATTTCGCTTTACATTTTAAATTAAAACCATGATAAAAATTAGATGTAAAAATTGCAATACAGAATTAGAATCACATCCGATAAAAACTAAATGTTGTGGATGTAATAATTTGACTGCCTTAAAAGGAGAAACCATTACTGCACTGGACTTGACATTGGTTGAGTTATTGAGTAATATAGGTAGGAAGGAACCCAAAAAAGTTCTTTCAAATGAAGACCTTGCTTTTCAAGAGTCTAGAAAAAATCGTAAAGTTAGAAAACTGGAGTTTGAAATTAAATGAGTTGGGAACCCCCAAAGTTAGGAAAAAGTGACATTGAATTGATCACCCTTGCACTGGACGACTACATATATTATTCCAAACAAGATGGAATGGATGTTAAAGAAGCAGAAAAAATAATGCTTAGGTTAAATGACCACTTACAAAAAGGTTAAATGGATCAACACACCTACGACAATTGGGTGAAAATAAAAGAAACATTTGAAAAATCTGGTAATACTGATAATATGTTTTACAAAAGAGCATGTGCTATTGTAAAATCTGGAGTAGATCCTATGGACACATTGTAGAAAACTAAATTTGATTCTTAACTTATTATGGAAAAATTTACAATAGAAGAATTCCAAACAGACTTTGATAACCTTCTTGAACGTGTAGAAGGTGGAGAGTCTTTTATTATTACCTATGAAGGAAAGGAAGTAATTATAATTCCAGCAAAAGACTATGAGTGTATAGTAGATACCATAGAAGAAAATGAAGACCTAATTCGAATACACACTGATCATGAAGAGGGTTGCTGACTTAAAGCAACTTTTATGGGCAGGTACTTTAATGGTAAAAGAGGCTCCTTATAAGGGCTCAATCTGAGTTCAATTCTCGGTCTGCCTATTATTATAGTCTTGGGATGACTCAAAAAGCACCCTGGTCGGTGATGAACCCCTTAGTCATGGAGAGACTTAAAAAATACTGGTGGAGTCAATATGACCCTATGGTTACACACAACACACACATTAAAGGAGAAAACAAATGACACCTTACGAACTTCGTTTTGAAATTTTTAAGCAAGCACAAGGTCTTGCTGATCAAGAATTTCATACTGTATGGCAATCAGTTGATCGTAAAAAGGAAACAGATCTTTCTATTGAATATCCATCATATCCTTCTTATGAAAAAATTGAAGAACTGGCAGGAAAAATTTATACTTTTGTCAGTAGCAAATAGGTTTCCAATTTCCAGTTAAAGAATTGGTGGTGCGGATGGGATCTTACTCCCGCCTGGTTTCCAATTTCCAGTTAAAGAATTGGTGGCGAGCCTGCAAAACCGGAATTTATGAGGGGGGGTTTACAAAACTCCTCTTTTTTTGTATAATGATAGAAAAGTACTTTGTATATGAAAGTTGCGTTAATTACTGGTATTACTGGACAAGATGGGTCTTACCTTGCAGAACTTCTTCTTGAAAAAGGATATCAAGTTCATGGTATTGTTCGTAGAAGTTCTCTTATTAATACTGATAGAATTGATCATATTTACTCCAAATTGAAACTTCATTATGGAGATTTATCTGATGCTACTAATTTAATTAGAATTGTTAGGGAAGTTCAACCTGATGAAATTTATAATCTTGGTGCTCAAAGTCATGTAAAAGTTTCTTTTGAGATGCCAGAGTTTACTGGACAGGTTGATGGACTTGGAACTCTTAGAATTTTAGAAGCAGTTAGATTGCTTGGTTTAGAAAATAAAACTAAAATATATCAGGCATCTACATCAGAACTTTATGGGTTAGTTCAAGAGACCCCTCAAAAAGAAACAACACCATTCTATCCAAGGTCTCCTTATGGGGTTGCTAAAATTTATGGGTATTGGATTGTAAAAAATTACAGAGAGTCTTATGGAATGCACGCAAGTTCAGGCATTCTGTTTAATCATGAATCTCCAAGACGTGGTGAAACATTTGTAACTAGAAAGATTGTTTTAGGTCTTTCTAATATTCAAAAAGGAAATCAAGATTGTCTTTATCTTGGAAATCTTAATGCAAAACGTGATTGGGGACATGCCAAAGACTTTGTAGAGGCAATGTGGTTGATGCTTCAACAAGATGTTCCTGATGATTATGTGATTGCTACTGGTGTGCAGTACTCTGTAAAAGATTTTGTAGAAGCAGCAGCATCTTATTTTGGTATGAAGATTGTATGGATGGGAGAAGGATTGGATGAATATGGATATGATTTGAATACTAAAAAAGTAGTTATTAAAGTTGATCCTAAATATTTCAGACCTGCTGAAGTAGAGACTTTGTTAGGTGATGCCTCTAAGGCAAAGGAAAAATTGGGTTGGGAACCTAAGATTTCATTTAAAGAATTAGTTGAGGAAATGTGTAAAAATGGACTTTGATAGTAAAATTTTTATTGCAGGACACAAAGGACTTGTTGGTTCTGCAATAGTAAGAAAATTAAATAGTTTAGGATATAAAAATATCCTTACAGTAGATAAAAGTGTAGTAAATCTTACTGATGTAGAAGGAGTTAATTGTTTTTTTAAAATAAAAAAACCAGAATATGTTTTTCTTTCTGCTGCTAAAGTAGGTGGTATTGGATATAATAAAGAATACCCTGCAGATTTTATTAGAGAGAACCTTCAAATTCAAACTAATGTAATTGATGCTGCCCATAGATATGGATGCAAAAAACTTCTTTTCATGGGATCTGCGTGCATTTATCCTAAACATGCACCAGTTCCTATTAAGGAAGAATATTTGATGACTGGTCCTCTTGAAGAAACTAACATTTCATATTCTATTGCAAAGATTGCTGGGTATATGATGTGTAAAAAATATACTGAACAATATGGGATGGATACAGTTTCAGTAATGCCTAATAATCTTTATGGTATTAATGATAATTTTAATATTCAACAGTGTCATGTAATTCCAAGTTTTATCAATAAGTTTATTACTGCAAAGGAAAAAAAATTACCCACTGCTTTTTGTTTTGGAGATGGTAGTCCTACTAGAGAATTTTTATTTTCTGATGATCTTGCTGATGGTCTTGTGTTTTTAATGAATAATTATAATGATCCTGAAATTATTAATATTGGACCAGAAAGAGAAGTGAGTATTAAAGAACTTTCTGAACTTGTTGCTAAACTGGTTGGATATGAAGGAGAATTGTTTTGGGATATTGATAAACCAAATGGAACTCCTAGAAGGGCATTAGACACATCTAAAATGAATTCTCTTGGATGGAAAGCACAAACATCATTAGAGGATGGATTGAAAACTACTATTGATTGGTTCTTGAAAAATAGAGGTAATTATGCAAGGGTATAAGTGGCCATTAATGAAAAATACTTTATCCTTTATGGATAGAGTTAAACTTGCTAAGTTTGTATTATCTTCTGATAATTTTACTCAGGGGGAAAAAGTAAAACAATTTGAAGATGAGTGGTCCAAGTGGTTGGGTTGTAAGTATTCATTATTTGTAACTTCTGGTAGTACTGCAAATTTTCTTTTGATTGCTTCAGTAATGGAGAAGTATGGATTAAAACCTGGAGATAAAGTAATTCTTCCTGCTTGTACTTGGGTCACTAATATTAATCCTATTTTCCAATTGGG